CGACCTGACGGGCAATGTGACCGGCAATGTGACGGGCGATCTTACCGGAGACGTCACGGGCAACCTCACTGGCAACGTGACCGGAGATGTGACGGGCGACGTTACAGGGGCCCTGACGGGCAACGCCGATACGGCAACGGCTCTCCAGACCGCTCGCACGATTGGCGGGGTCAGTTTCGACGGTACCGGGAACATCGTACCCCAGACCATCACCGTGGCTGACACCGCGGACGCCACGTCCTTCGTGGCGCTGTTCGAGTCGGCCACCGGCGACCTGGCCCCGAAGACCGATCTCGGGATCACGTACAACGCCACCACGGGCACGCTCACCGCGACGGGCTTCAGTGGTCCCTTGACCGGGGCCGTTACTGGCAACGCCTCCACCGCTACGGCTCTTGCGACCGCCAGGACCATCAACGGCGTCTCGTTCGACGGCACCGCGAATATCACCGTAACGGCTGCTGCTGGCACGCTCTCCGGTGCCACGCTCGCGGCTGGCGTCACGGCGTCGAGTCTCACGAGTGTCGGCACGCTCACGTCCCTTACCTGCTCCGGCATCCTCTCCGTAGACGACACCACGGATACGTCAAGCGGTACGACGGGCTCGATTCATACGGACGGCGGGTTGGGTGTAGCGAAGAAGCTGTTTGTGGGCAGCGACGCGACCATCATCGGCGACCTCACTGTCTCTGATGCTGGCACTAACCCGATGGTTAAGCTGTACGACGGGTCCAACAACAGCATCATTCAGGCGTCGGGTGGCGAACTCCGGCTGAGTGAGGGTGCTGGCGGTGCGGTACGGGCTGACGCCGACCTGCACGTAATTGGCGACGTTTCGGTTGACGGCACCACAGACACGACCAGTGGTACAACCGGCTCAATCCACACAGACGGCGGATTGGGTGTGGCGAAGAAAGGGTATTTCGGGGATGACGTAACGGTTGCCGCCACAAAGAAGATATACCTCGATGGTGGTGGCGACACCTACCTCTCCGAGACCGGGGCGAACCAGATCGGCCTCTATGTTGGCGGTACGCTGAAGCTGGAGTCCACCACCACCCTGACAACGGTTCGGAATGGCGATCTCGCCATTGACGCTGCCAGCAAGCTCTACCTCGATGGTGGCGGTAACACCTACATCTACGAGGCCTCGGCAGACAAGATCGATCTCGTGGGGGGTGGGGCCTCTGGGTGGACGCTGGACAACAACGAGATCGTAGCGAAGCGCCAAATCTGGCGGCTGAACCATGCGAACTCACGGCTTGGCGTCGGGGTTAGCCCGAGCGCCAATGGGGTTACGCTCAAGGACGGGTACTCGATCCTGTGGTCAGACGTAAATCTCAAGCGCGATTCCGCCAACGTCTTGAAGACGGACGACTCGCTCGTAGTCGGCGCAGACCTCACCGTCTCCGGCGCTCTCAGCCACGACGGCTCCACGGTAGGCTTCTTCGGCACTGCTCCCACCACCCAAGCGGCAGCCTACACGCAGACCTATTCGACGGCAGACCGGACCCTGAGCGCGTACACGGCGGACGACGAGTCCGGGGCGTACACCGGGATAGACAACGCCCAGGGCGGCACTCCTTACGCCCAGCTCACAGACCTGAACGCGCTGCGCACGGCATACGAGACCTTGCGGGCGCTCACCGAAGACACGGCCCAGATGCTAAACGCCGTGGTCGACGATCTCCAGTCCTACGGGCTGGTGCAATAGGAGAGGCGGATGGTGTTCAGCGACAAGGACCAGACGGTAGAGCGGGCGGTTACAGAGCGCCCGATGGCAGTCCGTATCGAACGCAACGATTCGCACGTTGAAGATCCGCCCGTGGACATCTACGTGGTCAAGGAGATCGACGGCCACACGGCCACGCTCAAGGTGCCACGTGAGGCCGTGGTAGCGAATTGGGACGGCCCAGAGAAGACGCTGAAAGCATGGGCCTTGGCAATCATCGACGCAGCCAAGTAGGAGAACGATGCCACACGAGACGATGACGAACCGGCAGATCCTTGAGGCCGAAGCCGCACTGAAGGCGCTCAAGGGATGGAAGAAGCGTCAGCCGGCCAAGAAGGTGGCTCGCACGCTTCGCTGGGTCATGGACAAGGCCGACGAGTTCAGGGATGCCCGGAAGCTACTGGTCGAAGGCCACGCGGAACGCGACGACGAGGGCCGCAAGGTGCCGATGCGGGTGAAGCACCCGGAGACGGGCGAGTTCCGGGACGTCCCGGAATCGTTCATCCCCGAGGATCAGGCCGCATGGGATGAGGAGATCAACGCGCTGCTGGACGACTCGGTCAACATGAGCGGCGACAAGATCACCGACGACGACCTGAACGGCATGAAAGAGGTACCCGATCCCGAGATCATCGCCGGACTCGGTCCGCTCTACCAGTGGGACGACGAGGAAGACGAGGAATAGACCGTGGCCGTTCTCGATGCTCCGCTCAGGAAAGCTGCCAAGAAGGTCATTGGCAAATTCGGCACGTCCGGAACGGTCGAGTTCAACCGCCAGGGGCGCTACGACACGACGACCGGCACGACGTTGGGCGCTTTCACCGAAGACGTCGAGGTCAAGGGCGTGATCGGCGAGTTCAAGCGCGACGAGCTGGGCGATCTGATCCAGGCGACCGATCTCAAGTGGGAGGTAGCTGCCAAGGCCCTGAGTGACAAGGGCGCGCCGGAGCCGGGTCCGAAGGAGACCGTGACCTTGCAGGCCAAGAAATACCAGGTGGTCACGGTGAGGCCGACGTATTCGGGCGACGATCCCGCAACCTTCGTGCTGGCGCTCAGACGATGAGCGAGACGAAGCGCAGGGCCGATAGGATCGTGGAGCCGAAGATCGACAAGGCCATGCGTGCGTTGGCGCTGGAAGGCCATGGGCGGCTGGTCAAGATGACGCCCAGGCGCACAGGTCGCGCTGCCGGCAACTGGAACGTGAGCCGTAACAGACCGGACATGTCGGTCGACATGGGCGCTACGTCCGCTGACATCGGCCCGAAGGCGAGCAAGGGTCAGGCCATGATCGCAAAGACCCGGTTCAGCGATGGCGACAGCCTCTTCGTGGTCAACAGCCTGCCGTATATAGAGCCGATCTGGCAGCACGGCCACAGCGGCCAACTGGAGGCGGGCGCGTTCGACGCCTTCGTTCATTTCTTGAGGACGTGGGCCAGGAGCGCCATTCCGGGGATTGCTCGCCGTGGCTAGTGCGATGGACACGGCCAGGGCTGGCGTAGAAGCCAGGGTCAAGGACGCCACGGCGCTGGACGACTATTTCCGCACCCGGCATCAGCAGCCGTGGACGGACGTAGCCGTGAAATGGCAGGGCATAGACTTCGAGCCGCCCGACGAGGTCTGGTTCGAGGTCAACGTGCTGTGGGGCGACGGCGAAGGCGAGACGGCAGGTGATAGCGGCACGAACACCGTGCCCGGTGTGCTGGTGTTCACGCTGTTCGACCGGCCCGGCGCTGGCTTGGGCGCCCTGTACGATCTGGCCGATGTGCTCAGGGATCTGTTCGACCGAGTGACGGTCGGTGCGGTCGAGTTTCTGGTCGCGGGTGGGCCACGACGGACGATGGTCCGCGATACGCGTTTTGTTATGAAAGGCGACACCCGCTGGGAGCAGATGTCTCTCAGCGTGCCGTTCATCCTGGAGGAATCGAGTTAACAGGGAGCAAAGGACATGATCTGGAAAGACTACGATGTGACGGTCAACGATGTCGACCTCTCGTCGTCTACCCGCGCCGTGGCGTTCAACATCGGCCAGCAGGCCCAAGAACAGGGCGCGGCGGGCGACGATTGGGAGCACTTCGAGCCCGGGGTGCAAACGGGGCGCGTGACCGCCCAGTTCTGGCAGGACTTCAGCAGCGGTGGCGTGGACGACACGCTCTTCGCCCTCGCGGACGGTGGCGGCACGTTCAGCGTGGTTCTGGTGCCGACGTCCAGCGCCGTGGCTGCGGGCAACCCGAGCTTCACGGCGACGTGCATGGTCGAGAACTACGAACCGTTCGCCGGCCAGTGGAGCGACAAGGCGATCTGTAGCGTGGACTTCGTGCCTGCCGCCGGTACCGGCTGGGCTCGCTCGAAGACCTAAACCGGAGGACCTGAGGCATGAGTCTACGGGACCAAATCTTCGAGGCGGCCTCTGCGCTGCCATTCGAGGACCTGAAGTTCCCCGCCGGGTCTGGGATCACGGTACGCATCTGTGGTCTCAGTTCCCGGGAGCGGGATCTGTTCGAGGACGAGACGGGCCTCGGTACCTCGGAGTACACCGCTGATAACATCCGCGCTCGCCTTCTGGCACGGACGACCATCGACCCGAAGACGGGCGACA